CGACGCTTTGCAATTAGGGCGTTGCCCTAAAATTTACCTACATACCAATAGGTTAAGCAAAGAAGGTAATTGCACCAAAGATACCTCCATGTGAACAAATAGTCAATGAATTCCTCACTTCTGCGGTGCCAGTTATATCTCCGGCTGTTATAAAAACAGGCTCCATAATAACCTTGTCAAGCGAGAATGTTAAACAAAAATCCACATTACTGATAGGGTCATTAAGTGTCTGGTATATTGTGAAATCCGCAGGCCCCTTATGACGCCAAGTAGAGAATATTAATTTCGAAAAGTCACCAGTCGGACTGTGTACGATTACGTGCACGGGAATTAGGTCAGAACACACATTATCATATACATCATCCATTATGACTAGGAAGTCATAATTTGAATATGTAGTCGCTAGTTCATTCGACAGAATGAGATGGAGCTCTCTGGAGTCCATCACTCCACCTCCGAATACGTCACTTCTCCAAGCAGCGAAACCTCGCATCTCGCCAATTCTAATGCCAGATGTCTGACACACACCAACGACATCAACCCCTAGGGCTCTAGTTACCGGCCCATTACCGTTACGTGGTATCATCACAGTGTTACACCAGTACACTGCACCATTTAACCCTATACTGTGGCACTTCTCCTGAGGGCTCACACCTTCAGCCACACATAATTGATCTTGTCTGAAGAAATTTGATCCGATCACATCATCTGCTGAACATTTAGGCGTGCCTGCGCCCATACCAAAAGCTGCAAAGATGTATCCCCAAAAAGGATCCTTCAAGCCGTATCTGTCTACAATTGACTCAAGACCAGAGATGGTTTCAGGTACCTCATTTATACAGTAGTTAATCAAAAGAGTTGACCCCATGAAGGGCATAGAGTACTCACGAATGCAATCACTAGATATGTTGAGCAGCGTTTGCGACAACCCTTCGTCGACGTTGGCAGGGGCAGGTCCTCCCTTAAACCTAAGTTTGATACAGAATGAATACAACTTCCAGCAAACTCCGATACAACCACCAGAGTCCTGCTCATCATCATGGATGGAAGACACACGAAGTAATCCACTAATTAATATGTTATCAGCGGGCAACAAGCTGATTCGGTGACCGTCTGGATTTAAACCATCGACGAAATGGGTTACCCGAAATCCAGGTTGCACGACTTGGGCGATTGGATTTTCTTTGGTGTCAAAATATTCACAAACATTGTAGCTAATTGCTGACATCTTGACAATGCGTGCTGTTCCATCGTCATTGTAAGCCATTGGTCTAACTAGAAGCTCAGCATCTTTCTCACGAAAGACATCTATGCCGAATGTTAAATCGCATGTTCCACACGATACCTCTGGCTGACCATCATCATCACCCCGGGCTGCGCGTCTGATAGATGATGAGATACTCATGCCGTTTACTACTGATCGATAACCAACGTTATCTAAAACGGGAATTGAACTAAATCTTTTCATATAAAATTGTTTATGTTTGTTTTGATTCGGTTAAGAACTTATTCCTTACAGTATAAAGATCATTTATCATCTTGTCGATCATAGACATTCCTGATAACTGATCTTGGCGTCTGGACTTAATGGCCATCTTAATCAAAGTGTCTCTTGCTCTGACTATCAAAGGTCCATTAAGTGTTGAACCCATAGTAAATTTTTTGTCCAAGACTTCCTTTATAGAAGAAGGGGTGTTGGAAGAAAAAATCATGGTTTTCATCACCTCATACATAGCACCTATGTCGTTCGTCGCATATTCATTTATCATAGTAGAAAAAGGTCCACTGTTGATGTCTTCTTCCGACAACGTTTCGAAGTAGTTCCGCCAATCGGAGGACGCATCCCCTATGCACCTGTAATCAGTACATAAATCTGAATACCTCCTAACATGATCGGACACACCTTTGAACCCTTTGAAAGACGACACAAATGAAATGTGCGACAGACCTCCCGGAACAACACCTTGCTTTGTTCGTTCTCCGTACACCCGGGATGGAATTACTGAACCTAAATCAGGAACCGAATAAAATGAATCTTTTTTAAAAGGTCCGAACTCCCTTTCAGTCCACCCTACATTCCTTTTCAGAAACGTACACTCAAATCTGGGTTCCTCATGTTTAACGATAAATGGCATGTGCTTGTCACTTTCAATGAAGCTTTCGATCGTGTTACCACGAATACTACTATCGAACAGAAACAGACGATCATCTCCTTGAGTTATCACCCTGACCTGCTCCTCAAATCTTCTGACATATCCGTATAGGATAGAAAGAGATCTTTCGTCAAACCGCGGAACACCCAAAAAATCAAAGTCTTTTTTGCGGGAGTTAAGTTCATCACCGAGTGCATACACATCTAAACCCTTCTGACTGCAAAAACCCAGAAAAGCCATGGCTAAATTAACAAGACTGTTACTAATAGAAGTGGGCGCGACACCTGAAGGCAGATGATCGTTTTCGACCACAGCTATCTGTCTACCATGTTTGTAAATCGTACGTCCATGGATTTGAGCGAGCAAAAACGCTTTTTCATTACATGCTGGAGTAAAGTATGACAGTACATAAAATGGCAACCATATACTTTGAGTTCGATCAAACGATGTGTAATCTGTATTCAAAGATATAAAGTGACTTTTCTTCGTGTTTCCTTTGGTTTCTCGAAAAATCGCTTCCGCTCTATCAAAACCATAGCCGTTGTATGGAGACATTTTGAACATGGTCGCAAGCATATGCACCAACTTCACACTAGGTCCTATCAACCATTTCGGACTCATGTATATCGTCCGAACTTTGGTCGAACTGACAGTGTAAAGAAAATCGTTGAAGTCATTTTGCATGTCGAACCCAACAGAAGTTATGATCGTCGCCTTTTGTTTTGGGTTGTTTTGATCCCTTCTTCCAATTATGAAAGGCGCTTTGGAATTCGTATACAAAAGAGCGTCATATAACTCACGAGGATTATTAAAATTATTCAACAGCGCATCGGCCATCGATACATGACAGCAGAAATTAACCACTTTCGATTCCAAACTTGTCCCAGAGACAAACGGCATACCTGACTGTTTGGTTATGGGTACTCCAGGTGCTTCAAAAAGTTGATCTGACGATCTTTGTTCATTTTCGAAATTTGAAATCATCGAGTCAAATAAGCTGGTCCGTTCACCTCTCAACTTGCCAAATCGGCAATCTATAGTGCCTGTTTCGTCTCTAAGGGGTCTAAAACCTAGTGCATATAATGCGTGTGGCACCAAATGCATTAACCTGTCGCATTTATCTCGAATCAATTCTGCCTCCGGGACAAAAACTGTACCCGACTCAAGCGCTGGTTTGATCAGAAGGTTCATAGGGACAAAAGTCTCAATTACTTTCGACTGTTTCTCAAGGATCTGAACCTTCTGCTGATCCAAACCGCTTTCAACACAATCCAAAACCGCCCTCGCCACTTGCAATCCACTATTTTGCAGCTCAGGAACCATATTCATTCTTTGGTGCGTAGCACTTGTGTCAGGTGGAAATTTAGGTTCAAGATCAATATCATTAAGATATATCCCTTGTCTCGCAAGTGACTCCCAGGTGACTTCGTTCCCCATCACGATCCGATCTTGAAATTGCGATGCGTTGATTTGAGAGTTTTGATAATACTCATCAACTTTCTGCAAATCGATACCTCTTTGCTGACAGAAGCGAATGAAGTCGGAACGGTGTTCCGCAGACACCGTTCCTCGTTCATAATAAAATCGCCTATATTGTTCAGATGACTTGTGAAATTTACTCAGCATCGAAGTCAAATTTTTTATCGAATTTTGACTCGCTGTCAATGGAACCAGCACTAGTACCCTGTTTGTCGCTGACTCCATCATTGTTTTCAACGTCGTCGCTGTCACGAGATTCAGAAACTTTATCGGACTTTGATGAACCTCCAGATTCGAAATTCTCCTCTGATTCGAAATCTGGTTTGGTCCGAGCAGAATAGTTAATTACAGGATCACCACCATTTTGTGCCACGGCGCTGTCAGAACCAGCGTTCTTTCCTTTGCTTGAGAAATCAACAATGCTAACTTGCTCGTCGACATGTTTGTCAACTATACTAACTTGTTTCGTCACAGATGCATAATATCTTTGCTCTGTTGATGCTGGCAGATTCTTCGGTTGCAGTAGACTAGGGCAAGTTAATTCTTTTAAAGATGACAAATCACCGTGACTGAACACACCTAAGGGAGTTGTGAGCACAAGGACGTCAACCGCATACGTACTTGATGCCTGCAAAATTGGGTGGCTGTATTGAGTAAAGATTCTGGGTAAGCTGTTAACCGTCAGAATCCCCACTCCCCCTTCTGTCGGCTTTATCAGTACTGATAAGATATTACCCGCTTTATCAAACTCCGGAAAAATGTCTATCCCTTGAATTTGTTCAAGACGTGACAAGATCTGTACAGGTGACAGATTTGCCGACAAAACATCGAACATTGTATTTTGAATAAGATCTCTGGCTGCGAATGTTCTCGGGAGGATATTATTGTTACTACCTGCGCTGAGTAACAAAGAAGCTACCTCATGTGGTAAACCTAAGTGTTTAAAAGATATCCTAGGATTGGTGTTCAAAATGTCGAGGACAGAAGGAGAGATCAAATACTCATAACAGTATTTTGCCTTTTCTCCTCTCACCGAACCTCTAAAACCACTTAAAACATCGTAACCCAGAGAAAAGAACTTTTCAGAAGCTGACAATTTCATTTCATCCCTAACAACCTCATACAAGAATTGACCACCTGTGACAAAGGGACCAAACATGACAGGCACACATGGGACAGAAGGATTTTCTTCAACTACGCTGTGAGAAACGTCTCCATGACGGAAATCTCTTATAGCTTTCTCATTAGGTGAATAAACTAAATCATCACCTAACACAAAGTTATATGGCACATTAAGAGGCAGTTCGTTAATAATCTTCTGTGATATAGATTCGACGACTGTATATACACCAGGGTTGCTAATAGCCGCTCGTTTCATCGGCCCTACTAAATTGGAGATCCTAGCAATAAGATTTGGTATCGTTTGGTACTTCGGAATGGTTTTCTTCCTTTCAGAAGACACGTTGACGCTGCTATAATAAACCATTCCGCAATGACCTAGGAAACGGGTTTCATCCGGGATAAGGATCAACTCTTCCGGCACACGCGATAATACTCCATTCACCAACAACTCTTTTCCAGGAGCGCTCAATGATATTCCTAAAACTCCTGCTAATGTTTCAATCTGAGCCAGGACCCATGGATCGTGTTTCAGAGGCGCATTCTGATTTAGGAACTCTTGTAACAAGACACCCACGGCGCTGACTGCAGAATAAGCACCACATATACCATCGATGACCTCGAAAGAAATCGCTCGTCTGAGCCCCTCTAGGCCGGTGTTGGAGATTATTGCTTCGAGTGCATTAGGCAAAGATATATTCGCAGAACCTTGACAAAGAGTATTTAAAATTTGATAACGACCGTACATGACAATCGCCGTCATCAATTCTTCAAGTTCTTCCATGACTGAGACCACCCCTATTGAACGGTCAATTTCAATATTAGGCAAAAAACTCCGAATATAAGTTGCGTCTACGTTTAACTTACTGCTAAGAAACTGATAAATCGCCAAGAAAAACTCATGAAGTGTGCATTCACCACGCTTGGTGAATTGTGGTATGAGTTCGATATCCTCACCAAATAACATCTTATAGTTGGGAGGGACCATAAGGTATTCTTTAGATTTCGTAACATCAAGATTAAGCACACTATACATGGCCAGCACATCCATGAACGTAGTATCCATGTCGAACCCTGTGTTCATAACGTTCAAAACATCTCCATAACTCGCCGCGACGCTGCTAGCCCCAGCAGGGGACCCAGCGATCAAACCAATCCCTGACATTAGTGTAGACGGGTCTGTATACGCTTTTATCTCCTGAGTTAGTAATTCGGTCAATGATTGAACAACTGTACTGTTCGAAGCAACTGCCAACCGTACTGATGTTGTCAACGCTGACATCGCAGCAGCCATAGTGGATCCCGCAAATCCAAGATCAGTTAAATGAGCATTGATAGTCACCATCAAAGAAGATAAAACATGTTCAGTGTACGGAAAGTCCGCACTTGGATTGGCCATCAGTTCAAGTTGCTCCATGATAGTCATCATAAGGGCACTTTGAATACCGCTCGAATTGCCATTAGGAGCACCTGCTATAACTGATTCAAGTGTCATTTTTATGTTTTCAAGTGCAGCTGCAGGGTTTATCTCGTTAAATAAAGGAGTTGGAAGGTTCAACCATAGACTTGGGAACACCATATCGAATGAACGAGATCCGACAAAAAATCGATCCGCGAATCCAAACTCATTGTTGCCGTATGTTTTAAGTTCGACACCGGTATGTAAGAGATTAGTAATCGTGGCTTGACCACCCGAGTCCTTCAGAGTAACTGAATCCGATACGAAATCGTCTGTAACTCCAGATTTCAATCCGAAGTTCGTTTTCCCTTTTGAGGATAATACTGGCTTACCTGTTAAAAAATTTGTCATAACGATATGTTTTGTTGTTTACAAAATAAAATGAAAAGTGTGGATAAAGAGTGTAGGATTGAAACAAAGCTCTGCGATTTCAAAGCTACATGTTAAACAGTCGTCTCAACTGCTGCAACTGTTCAAACGTAGGCCCAGAGTTTGCTTGCATAAGACTATTGATTACGGAAAACACCTCTGGATTCGAGAGTTTAGACGTTATCATATTTCTAATTGTTCGAGCCTGGACACTAGTAGGCTGTAGCGACAATAATTTTTTCTTCAAAGAAAATGGACCACCTAACTTATCAACTTGAGAGATGATTTGAGATAGTGCGGAATAAGCTGCTTCACGAGAGTCTTCTGGAAACTTACTTTCTATGAAGGGAGCAACAAGATACCTGAGTTGGGGACTTATCTCAGGACTAGTGATAGAAGACGAAGGGCCTTCGAGTACGTCACGTCTTGCCGGATCAACCTTGGACGCCGGTGCTGACGTTTTGATTTTTAATTTTGCCATGAAATTAAATGAATTTAAGATGAATATTAAATAGGTTTAATATTTTTCAAAGCGATGTCAACACAAAAGTTGTTCGTACATTCATAGGGTTTCAAAGGATTAACGTTAACAAAGAGAGCCTCGACATTCGTGATGGACAATGTCTCATTTAAGTCTCGCAACACCTCCTCTGCATCAATTGATACGTCACCGCCTGATCCTAAATACGCCGAAATGAAAGATAAAGCATCAGCAAAATCGTTGTTTAATAACCCACCTACCCGCTCCATAGCGCCAACGTAGAGGGCTATACTTATCTGATTAAGAATAGATGATCTCCATTCAGCTGGCAATCCGTCACAATCACCACTAACGATGTAAATAAATAAGTTTTTTAAATACAAAGCTTGCTGTCTTTCAAGGTTACTACAATTGCTATTGCCGTTTCGGGATGAAACTTCATAGTTATTGAAGCCTTCAATACAATTACTATTCAGTCTACTGACCATGCCCAAAATTATATTAAAATGTACCCAGAAAGGAAGGGACATCGTCGAGGTGAACGTTCGTAACATCGACGAACCTATCGTCCTAACCAGTAACTCAGTGTTAAAAGTCGGACGTTTCAAAAAGGTTTTGAAACCATCGACTTGGACTCCATAAGATGGAGAAGACATGAAAGCGCTCCGGGCAACCACACGAGAATTCGAATAATCTAAGGTGTGAGCAGTTCCTGGAGCATCTGATGTGTTATATGGATCTGTGTTTTCGATGCCATATCTACTACGGTCAGTGTTCCTAATGGGTCTGACATCATACAGGATATCGGTTTGAGAAGCAGGTTCATCGACAACGACTGCCTCGTCTAGTACAACGGGAGTATTTTTGACACCGCTATCGATCGTTTTAGGTAAGGACGCTGAAATGCCGGACGTCCATTCTCTGATGGTTTCAAAATCAACTCCGAGATTTCTGGCCACTACATACATAGTTGTGATCTCATCAGCACCGTAAGTTAGAGCCACTGCGCCTCTAGTTGCAACTAACTCAGTACCCATCTTAATCATCTTTCCGTAAGTTGCCGCGACCTCGATGGGATTCATATCTTGGTAATCACGCTCCAGATCTACAACAGAGGAATCATAAGCTTGATTAGCGATATAGCTAGTCCACGCACTTTTGAACCACTCCTTGACGTCCGATAGCGAAAAGTTCAAATTAAACATAAGAATTAAGTTTTAAAGGAATTAAAATTTGAGCGACAGTATTAGAGTCGATAACAGTAGGACACTTGTTATCTCGAATCTCTTTTCTGAAGCTTATACAACCAGAGAGCATATAGCCTGGTATAACACTAAGATGGTGGCCGATAACTGCGAGAAAGCCGTTCACACTGATGTCGTCGACAAAAATATGGTTGTATGAACGACTCACGCCTGGGATGTGAATGTGATCAAGCGATGCGAAATTGAACAACGCATTACGGGCTAAATCCCAAGGCTGAGGTGTTGTATTATTTCTACTTAAACCAACAGCCAATACTTCGACGAGTAACTCTGGCAACATTTCAAGCATATCTCTGGCTTGGATAATAATGTCTGAGTTGGCAGAGAAAAGGTCAACAGAACGCTTTCCTATGGTCAACACACCTTTAGGCTGTCCCATTCCAATTGGAAGCGGTTTTTCCATGTTATACAAATATATCTGCCCTTGACTGGTGGCGAAATCTGGTATCGCATTATGACTTCGTATAAACATTTAAGATGGGTTTTTAACAATTATAGATTGAAATGTGATAGAGCTGGGATTAAAAGGATCTAGAGTTGGTAATATCGCCGCGTTTACATCATGTCTAAACACGAGATATTTGGCAATCTCACCACAAGTGAAACAGCATGGATAGTCCGGAATAGCCTCATCCACTGTTGTCTTAATGTATGGAAGGGCGGTTGGAGGTGCACACCGTTCATCTAGACATTCGGTTTCTCCATTAACAAAGATAGGTTGATGCAACATGACAGGATCGGAAATACCACCAGTTGAAACTGGCAAACCGAATGACAACCGACCACCGTTAAGATCGTTCGCGTAATCCGTTGATAGTGTGACCTCCGATACTGTGACATTGTCGTATTTCACATGCTGAGTAGCGGGTAAGATGATGTACAAACCAGGGCTAACTGAGGCCGCGAAAGTGGAATTTAAATCGTCGTCATCACAACCCAAAAAAATAGTTCCACCAACTAAAACATGTAAAGTCAGATATGGAATAACCATAGCGGGGTGGCCTATAGCAGGATTAGGCCATCCTATAACATCCGAACCACCTACGGTTGAGACGGAAGTACTACCGAAAGCATTGCTTGAATTGTACGTGACACTGACCGGTCTTATCTCCAATTCAAATATGGGATACGAACCATCAGAGATGGTAACATAACCATGAGATCCTGCAAGTTCAATTGAAGATGTGTTAAAAACAAGATTGCCCGCAGCATCTTGAGATAGAAGACTACAGTTAATCATTTCTTGATCGACTGCCGCAACAGCTACATCGGAAAAGTTTTTGATCTTATCATTCAACGACTGATGATCGA